TAATTCTATACCCTCAATCATTTTTTTAGTGATTGGTATAAGTTGGTACAAGCCATCATTTAATATGATTAATTCCATGATTAAAAGGAGTGGTAGAATAACTAACTGATCAAGGGAGCTAAAAAAAACTACCACCCCATTTATTACAAGCTACATTGCTTTTGGTTTTCTTTCTTGTAATTTGTGAATTACTCTGCCATCATCTTTGGTGTTTATCCATTCAGTAAGATTGATTGTTTCACCTTTTTTCATATCTTTACTGACCTTAAATGAACCCCAATACTTTTCAGGATTTTCATTATCTCTATTTAGATAACCTTCACCCTCTTTAAGTTCAAATGGTGTTGCCATAATTTAACTCCTTTTTGGTTTATGTTTGTTTTGTAAAGAGATATATTTTTTATATAAATTTGATTTAACAAAAATATCCCACCTCTTTGCTTTGTATATTCTAGTCTTGAGATTTTCTAAATCACTTCTCAAGGCAGTAGAATTCTTTTTATCTTTATTGTTTTCAATTA